CCTACGTCTGCTATCCTGTGGTCTATTCTTCTCCTTTCATGCGATGACCTTCGTTACCGATTTCCTCAGACGGTGTTACCGCTGAGCTTATGTCGGTCGTATCGCCCCCGATGGTACCGGACAAGCCACCACTAACCGCAGTGTGCCCCAATACTTCTCGGAACTCTGAGTCAACCAGGACCATTAATCGCCTGGACCATAGGAGGACTTTACCGGGAGGCGTGACACATTACATGTCACCTACCCGAACCCCCTACTCGCCTATGGTTACTTAGGTTTTACGACTTCTCGTTCTCATGCTCGCGCACGTCGATCTGCAATGACAACCGTCACAACATCCGGCGCGACTATTATGACGAGCATCGGGTCCGGTACAGGCTAATCAGCAACTCCGTACCGTTGAGCCATCATCCAGGAGATTTTGGCAACCACATTCGTTTACCCGTGCGACGCTGCTCACGCCTTGCGTCGCTCGACTTTGTGCTGCGCACAAACTCCCTCAGTCAGGGCGTCCTCATACGTAGGCAGGCGAGAATAGTCGGAGAAATCTTGCGAAAGTAAGACCTCACGAAAGACTATCTCCTTGGCCGTATAAGGTTGCACCTTGAACTGCTTGTCCACCCACCTTCGACTAGGTGGCGTAAGCCGCATCATAGTCCAGAGTCCCGTCCTCGCTATCTCTTCCCTGGAGGAAAAGTAGCTAGGCACTCTGGACATGCTGAGCTCGAGACAATACCGGATGGTATTACGCTCAGAGACATCAATATGATCGGCCGACCACTTCCAGGCCACCATCTCAAGCGCATTCAGAACCTGTAATTCCTCTGTGAGGGATCCCTTATCGACCGTAACAGTAATCTCCGGAGGGAGAACTACTGTATGCGGTTTGGGCGGGTCTGGAAGCTTGACGGCTTCGGAAGTGGGGGCAACCCCGAAAATTGAGGAGATTCGGCTAGCTAGACGCCCTCGAAAGCCCCACTCATTGGCAAAAGTATGACCGCTTCGTCGAAGCAAGTCAATATGCCACCTGAAAAAGGCCTTTCCTGCAGCCCATTTAACCTCAGGGGTCTGACCCTGAATAAACTGCAGGAAGTCTCTCCCAAGACCATTGGGAAAGTCTCGAGGGCGTAGAAGCCCGAATCGAAGAGTAGTCCTCGGAACGAGGATGCCTCCGCTGTTCCACTCAAGCAAGGTAGAATTAAGAGTGCCGTAAGAAGCGTCGACTGACGTCTTCGTCTTCTCGACCTCTAATCCTACCTCATTAACGACATTCATCCAAGTCGAAGCAAAACGACGGCTAGATTGGAAAAGAATATCGTCCCCATTGATGATAACGGGTAAACGTCCACCCTCGTTTGACAAATGACGAGCCCATCGAAAGGCAACGTAATTTTGGATGCAAAGAAGAGGAAAGCTCAACAAGGAACCCATCATCTGTCCGGTCCTCGCAACGACCTCCAAATCGTACTCCAAGTTCCATAGAACTGGACGCATA